GGAACTAAACAAGCCGGTCTCGCCTTGGTACTTACCAGTGTAAGTGTTTCTTCCCGCGTCGGCTAGTTCAATAGTGTTTGGAAAGTTTGAGCGGACTGCTGATATTGCAGGTAACTGATCAAAAGTGGTTCCAGCGTCTATTGCTCTTTGGCCTCCTCCTAGTCCGTCTATAGAGTTAAGTTGACGCTGTTCAAGTTCATTTAGCATCCTATCCGAGGCCCGATTAGCATCTTCCATAGATCTATTTGGATCTATGCTTTGCTCAAGCCTGTCCTTAAAATTGTCAAAATAATCGGCTCTACTTAAATTATCTCTTGTAATCGAAGACCGTGGGACTGCTGCACTTTGTGGTAACGGGGCAGTAAGGTCGAACATACCGAGCCCATACATGTTCTCGTCCAACGGGGCATCATCAAGCTGTCTTACTACTTGTGGAGTAGGGTCACTGCGGAATAGATCTGCTATGTTCACACCTGCGTTTGTAAATTCTTCTGTCGTATTCCTGATCGCAGCATCAAGTGCCTCTGCCGTATTCATGCCTGCATTTGTAAGTGCCTCTGCCGTATTCTGAACCGCATTTGTAAATGCTTCGCCTATGTTAGTGCCTGCGTTCATAAGACCTTGCCCCGCATTGCCTAAAGCACCAATACCTTGTCCCATTGCTTCACTGAGAGAACGAGACATACCACCAGATGTTTCTCCTCGTGCCAACATTTCTTCCGTCGGTGCAAGTGCAGCAGCAGGTAATTCCTGATCGCGAATACCACTAACAGGGTTTGCCAAAGCTCGGGCTAAAAACCCTATGCCGCCGGGTGCGAGGGTCATGGCAATGTTATCTGCTCCACTAAAATCTCTGTCGTAAGTGGCTACGGGTCCCAAAACTGTTGGCGTACCTGATCTGTCGGTGAAAGCAGTGGATCTAAGGCCCGATCTAACTTGACCCCTTTCAGCAGAACGCTGCATCTCATACTCTGACGGTGTGTCTGGATTGAATCCTTCCCTATCAGGGTTGTTTTTTGGATTAATGTACGAGTCGTATGCACTGTTAAGTGCTCTCTCCGCTGGACTTGCGTAAGGAACGCGGCCTGCCCCTAAATAACCTTTATCGGTATATCTTGGCCTGCCTGCATACTCATTCGTTGTATCTTTACGATCTCCGTAATATACGTCAGCGGGAACGCCCTGATTACCACCCTTTGTTGTTTTAATAACACCGTCTTTAAAAACTGTTCCGGTAAGCCGCCCAGCATTGGGATTAGTTTTTACTTGCCCGGAGCCTATGCCATATCTTTGTAAAGTTTTAGCCGTGTCATACCCGAGAGTTTCGATACCATACGGATTATCCTTTGTTCTATCGTATATAGAATTAAAATCAGACCTACTCATAGGTCCTCTGCGGGAGGTATATAAATTAAGGAATTGATTAAGACCAGATCTTGGGCTGCGAAAGTTAGAAACGCTCTCTCTAATAGCCCTCCCTGTTTTGGTGGGGTCATCAAAATAAGAATTTAAAATGCCAGTAGCAGCGGCTTTATTGCTAAACCCAAAAGAGTCAGAGCCACCCGGGTCAAAACCCCCGAAGTCATAGCTGTCCATGTTTATGCCAGCGGCTTGAGCGGCGGCGGCAGCTATGTCTTGTTGTAAGCCTTGATCGAAGTTTTCATCATCCGCATAATCTGCGGCTGTCATCCCGCTAGTACTTACGTTGGAATAACCACCAAGGTTGTCTTGTCTAGACATTGCTATCTAACCTTAACTTCTCTAGGGGGACACATGGATGCTTTACCCATACCACGAACAAATTTACCATCCTTGGCTTCAACAATATCTTCGTTCTTTGTTACCAGAGGAGAGCCTTCACGGTTCATGGGATGATCTTTTTTAGTGCGTGGGTCTTTCGGATGAACCTTCCCATGCTTTTGATAATAATCGTCAAACATCTTTTGTTTAGACTTGGGCTTTGTTTTTGACTTGTCCATCTTAGTTCCAATCTCTGTGTCTTCTTGGAATATACGTTCTGCATCTTCAAAACGCTGCATACGCTTTTTTAACTCTGGAGAGTACTTGTCCATAATATTGGACCCTCCGTCGCTACGACCACGAGCTTTAGCCATAAGCTTCTTCGCCGAACCACGGCTAATACCAAGATCTTCTGCAAACTGATTTAATCTTGGTCTTGGCATTTTTTACCCCAATTTATTATTTCGTCGATTGTACGTCCACAACCAATACATCTTACACGTTCTTTGTCTAGTACACAAATACCAACACATGGACTTTTATTCATAGCTAGGAACACCCATCAAAGCATTGATACCAAACATCTCCATAAGGACAAGAGTAAAGAACAACAACAATACACCACCAACAATCAGCTTGCCACTAAAGTTCGACGATCCAATCTTAATCGCAACAAACTCATTACCCAAAATCCGAAGGATCAACTCAAAGCTATTGTCACCAACTTTAGCCTCTATAGGTTTTACTTTCGATTCATCCACGCTGTGGCTCCCATGAATGCTCCAACGATACCAGCACCACTGATATAAAATAAGTTACTGATGTCGCTTAAAGCATTGATCCGCTCAATACTAATGAATGGCATGAACATCATAAAAGTAAATATACCCATAGCTATTAGAGTAGCTGTAGCCATACGCCTTTGAGCAAGTTGCTTGCGTAACTCGTACTCTGTCTTTTTAATTTCTTTTGCATGCTCCAGTTCTTCATCGGTGACTATACCATCGCCATCCATGTCGTACTGGTCGTAGTCGCTGTCTTTCTGAAGGCGCTTTGACATCACTTCTTACCAAAAAACTTAGCGGCACCGCGCATACCAAAACTGGCAGCAACGATAGTGCCAAGAGTATATTGATAGTATTGCGGCATGGCCTCAAGAGCAGTAAATCCATCAGAAACAATTTGTCTCCCCCAATCTCCACAGAATGCTAGAATTAACGGAACCGAAAAAAGCACAGTTAACCACTCGTCCTTCCACGAATGAGCAGAGGCATCAGCCATTTTAAGATCCCAGTCGATCTCTCCAGTAGCTTTCTTCTGCATCACCACAGCTTCAGCTTGAGCGATAGCTACTTTCGTAGCCGCTTGAGCTTTCTTCTCTTCTACCTTCCCGTTCAACCAAGTACCTGCCAAGGATGAAATCGGACCTATAAGAGCCTGTAACATTATTGACCTCTCTTCAACGCGGCTTGTGTATTAATACGGTAGATATTTACATCATTACGATCATCAGCAATACCCTGCTGCGCTCTTATGCGATCCATAGCTAGATCTGCTGTCTGTTGTAACTTAGCCTGATCAATCTGGAAGTCCATCATGTCGTTCTGCATCTTACGTTGAATTTCAATCTGATCGTTCTCTAGCTCTTTCTGACGTATCTCAACCAGAGGATCTTTAGCTCCACCTGACTCCAACAACGGTGCAAGTTGATCCAATGTATCTGCGGTCTGCTGTGCCACCGCAGCTTCTAACATCTCTGGTGGTATTTGCGGAATAGGTTCACCAGCCATTTGAGACTTCTCTATAGCCTGCTTAAAGACTTCTCCGACAATGTCCCTAGCAAACAACGATACATGCTCTTGTATGTGAGCTTGTAACAACATTTCTGCCTGTGGGTTGGTTCTTAACGCCGCAGACTGCAAGAAGGAAGCATGCACACGAATGTGAGCACGATGATCTTGCTCCTGAAATGCTTGAGTAGGCATGCCTTTCATAAAGCCAGCGTTTTCCGTAGCCGGATCTTTTGGTGCAGGTGGCTGCGGTGCGGGTAAAATAGCGTCGATGTTCTTCACATCTAACGCATCGTACATCCGACGATAGGCTTCATACAGATTATGCATCTGCGGCGCGGCCTGCGCTAGCTGCAACTGTGTCTGTGCAAGAGACAAACGCTGTGCCATAGAAAAAATTGACGGGTCAGAGACAGGGAGGATATCTACACGCCCGTCAAAGTCTTGTGCCATTATCTGTGGATTAACATTTGGTCCAACCATGTATGGATACGGCATTGGATTGGTAGCAAAGATCTCCGCCAACATACGGAACTCAGCTTTTTGTGCGTAGTGTAAGCGCTTATGTATGCTTGAAATAACTTTTGAGCCTTGCTCAATCAGGGCCACTGTTGTTCCCACGGGAGCCTGTGAGTTGACATCTGCGACTTTTGTGTCCGCAACTTGTGCAAATCTTCTACCCGAATCAACGACCACCCCGAGTAATTGAGCCAGCGTACCAGAAGGCTCCTTGTACGGGAGTGGGACAACAGCATTGCGAACATCACCGCCGGGAACATCGATATCGCGGAACTCACCCGGATTAATAGGCTCATCGTCATTTCTGACACGAACTCCACGAGCCTTGAAACCACCCGGCAAATTCGAGAGCGTACCCGCATCAATAAGCTGACGGAGAATAGATGTGGCAGCACGAGACAATCCTCCAATCATATGCAGCAATCCAAACCCGTAAAAACCAAAACCGGGCAGGAATTTAAAATGAACAAAATAATCACGTTTCCGACGCATCGGATCTTGTTCGCGATAGTTTCTTACTACCGAAAGAACTTTCCCCGAATCGCCGTCCATAGTGACGATATACGGCAGTTTGATACCTGTAGCTTCACCTTCCGCGTCCATATCCTCAAATCCCTCAAGGTCAAGGTCCACATGGATTTCATGGATAGTATAAAGCTCGTCACTGTACCCCGGGCGCAATCCCTGAATGTCGTCAGCTTTGCTTCTAATTGTTGTATCAGATTCATCATCACTTGATGGAGATAGGTCAACATCTCTATAAACACCTCCTACTTGCATCTTTCTTATGTCGTTTTCGGTCATACGAACAACGTGAGTGTAACGCTCCGCTGTACGCAAATCAGAAGCAGAGTAAGGAACAATCAAATCCTCTGCCGGTACAAATTTTGATACCGCTCTCTGACGAGCAGGATCAAAGTAAACCTTCTTAAAGGTAGAACCAGTAATCGGCAGATAAAACAGCATCTGATCCGTGTCCTGATCAAACTCCTCCATTACCTCCGTAATCTGGTAATTCATAAAGTCCTTGACACGCTGGGCCTGATCCTCAACTTCCTTGGTCTGCATGCCCAAAATCTGCGTCTTCACAGGACCACCGGGGGGTAACATCTCCTTGTAAGCCTGCGCCTGAAACTGAGTAATGGCCTCACTTAATAACGGATGCGTTACACCAGATGACCCAAGAAACGGCTCTGAACGCTCCTCGTAATTAATACCAAGCAGCGTCAACCCCTTTGATATAGTTTCTTCCCACTCTTCACGAGAAGACTTGTCTTCGTCAACCTTTGAACTAAGGTCCGAGGACAAAGAACCAAGGACGGAGTCGTCAAGAACTTCAGCCAAGTTAGCATTGTGATCGTACTCTTCAGTCTGAACCTCAACCGTTTCTTCCGAACCAATAAGCTCAACACCCGGAGGCAGCATATCATTCTGGTTTACAGGTACTTCGACCTCAGTCATTTGTTCTTCTGCGCTCATCCCCGGTCCGCCGGGGCCCATTGCAGGTGCAACCATCTGTGGAGGTAATGCCATTAAAAAGTTCCTTTAAAAGTTCCGCCACGGGCTTTTAGTACAGCGCCGCCTTGTTTCTTACCCTTACTCTTGGACTCTTTATCTATTTTTCTAAGCTTGTACGGAACATAACCTAAAGCTCCGGCTCCAAGTATTGCAGTCCCGTGTGCCCCATAATTTATTATATCCTGAAGATGCGGCGCTACTGTTGCTATAACATCAGCAGCAGATGTCTTTTTTATGTTTTTGTTTTTTTTCTTCTTCGGTCTTTTAGGAGCTTTAGGTGCCATTAGAATGTTCCTTTAAATGTTCCGCCACGGGCCTTCATCACAGCCTTGCTCATACCGCCAGTCTTGTATTTCTTTGCGAGTTCCGGGCTTATCTTCTCCTGCACACCTTCCGGCAGTTTTGAAAAGCCTTTGTACTTGGATGGTACAGCATTCATGCCGCCGTCTTTAAATGTTTCTTCACCATCGTTTAGCATATCAAGCAGGTTTTGTTCTCGTAGTTTTAAAACCTTAATTTCTTTTTCGCTCTTACGCGGATCGCTTAATTGTTTATTTATGTAGTTAAGCCGTGAAATAACGCTATTTCCTTCGTCCTTGTTTCTAACTGACATTAGAATACTCCTTTAAATCGCTGTGGTCGGGCAATAGGGCTAAAACCCTTGACCATACCGCCGTTGGCTTTTTTAGTAGAAGACTTGCTCCAAGCTTCCCACTGTTTATCCGTGAGTCTGGTTATGTCTTCTTGTGCTACCAGCTTTATCTCTTTCATCGTGCGTCCGTCAATACGGGTCTTGTCTTTGTCAGACATTACATAACCTCTCTTGCCATAGCACCAATGCCAGATCTTACCATACCACCCGCCGCTCGTCTAATAGGTCTTCTAGCTAATTGTTTGTTAGCGTCATTATCAAACTCGACAACACGGAGTTCAGAGTTGTATGTGGTTGTTAGCCTATCCACTTCGTCGTCTAAGGTATCTTTTACAACTTGTCGACGTTGTTGTAGACGGGTCTCCTCATTAAGAGCATTAGA